GAATGAAGCCACCGATGGCACCATTCAGTTGACTGGCGAGCCATTCGCAAAACCGTATGACTACCTCACCGTCATTCCTGTGTGTGACGATGTGTTTCCGAACGCAGATACGGAGCCGATTACGTTTGAGGTTAACTCCGTCCGCCATGTTAAAAAGGCGACAGAGCGGTACGTTACCGAATGTGACGTGTCGTTTGTGTTTGATGAATCGAAAGTTGAAACCACATCGACACTGAATGATATATGAGCAAGGATAATCCACAAAACCCATACACCCGAGACGAAACAGCGACACGGGCAGATATGCCGCTCCCAGTGCAACGGGCAACAGTTATCGACGCCCAAGACAATGCACTACATCGGGCGACGGTGCAGATATACGGCACGTCAACAACGGAGAACGCGACTGTGCTTGCGCCGATGTACGGAAGTATTTGGGTGCCCGACGAAGGAACCGACGTACTTGTCCTGTATGGCGCTGACGACACACCGTACATTATCGGGTCGTGGTACGCTGAAGACCGTGTTGAAGGCGGCTATGTCGATGTGCCTGACTACAGTGCTGGCGATTTGCGACTTGGCAACAACACTGGGAGCCACGTCACACTAAATAGCGAAGACAACAGTATCCAGATTATCACGGACGGTAATGCGCCTGTTGACATTGACGTGCAGTCTGCCGCAGTGGAGTTGTCTGGGGCACAAACCATTCCCTCCAATGACGAATGGGTAAAAATACAGTTCAACTCGGTTATTGACGACAACGATAATTTGTGGGACGACCCAAATTACGAGATGGAAGCCCGCTACGGTGGATTGTACCAGATTCACGCCGATGTATTGTGGCCCAATGCTGGTTCAAATAAATCATATCAGCTTGGCGTGTTTCTCAACGGCGAACTAATTAAACAAAAGTTTGACCAGTCCGCCACCAATAAGCCACTCTCAATGGATATATTTACAAATCAACTGTTGGAAAATGGTGACAGACTTGACATTCGGGTCCAAAACAATGGAAACGAGCCAAGAGATATTGATGGCGGCCCCGTAACAACCGAGTTTTCAATTAACCGAACTGGCCGCCGACGTGCAGAAGATGCAGTATAATACGTAATATGGATGAAGTAACTGACCTCGACTTAAACGAAGATTTTGACATACATCTTGACAGTGGCGGCGATTTAGCACTGACAAGCGGGATTGCACAGATAGAACAGTCGGTTGCCATTGACGTGCGAGACGAGCTACAGAACTTTGTTGGCTCCAACGTCACTGCCGACGACGTAGCCATGTTGCGTGAGAAAGTACGACAGGCCATCAATGACGACCCACAGTTGGTTGAAGCACAACGAGTCTCGTTTGACACCTTTGACCAACGGACTAACACTGCATCATTCACGATTGTGACAGTAACGAACAACGAATTTACAATAGAGTTGCCAACCAATGCCATTTGAAGACGACACATATGCCCCCCGCACTGTACAGACGCTTCAGTCACAAATTGAAGCTGAGTTGCGTGCGGAGTTTGGACAAGACATTGACCTGACCGAATCGTCCACGTTCACGACACTTGCAGAAGTTGTTGCGACTGTCACGAACCAGAATCAAGAGCAGTCGCTTCAGGATGTGTATGAGGCGGCATTTCTCTCGACAGCGACGGGTGACGACCTTGAGAAAGTCGTGGCCATCGTTGGCCTTCAACGTCGTGCCGCAACACACGCTACTGGTGTTGAGCGGTTTACTGCTGGCGGCAAAGTAGAATCTGACTACACGATTCAGACGGGCACGACGGTCCAGACTGCTGGCAGTGAACCAATCGAGTTTGAGACGACAGAGCCGACAACGTTACAACTGTACGACGACTTTGAGGACACGGACCTCTCTGAGTACAGCGGCAACACTGCCGACGTGTCTGTTACCAGTGGCACTGCATACAATGGCGTGCAGAGTCTTCAGTTGGCCGCACAAGCGGGTTCACATATCTACAATAACAACCTTGTCCGACAGCAAGGAAGCCGCACACACGTTCATCTGCGTCCACTAAGCGGCACTGAGCCTATCTACACGTTTGGTGTGTCGGAACTGGACCAGACTGATTACTACCAAGTCGTGTTGGACGAGACAGCACAAGAAGCACGTTTGGAAGTTGTCGTTGGCGGGTCTGTCTCGTCTGTGTTAGATACTACGTCACTAACTGTCACTGCACAGGAGTACCACGAAATCGAAGTGGACTGGCAGACGACAAACGATATTGACGTGACAGTGTACGACGACACTGGCGACACGACGCTTGGTACGCTATCCGCAACCGACGACACGTACACGCGAGGCTATGTCGGCTACAAAAGCGGTGACGGCACTGACACTAAGCAGTTCGATTTCTCAACCACAAGTGCCACTTCTGCGAACATTCGTGCAGTGCAAGGCGGTATTATCGGCAATGTGGGGCCGAATACGATTGTCAACACGCCAACACCACCCGCAGGCGTCAATGAAGTAACGAATCCGTATCCGACTGGCGACCCAGACTTCGATGATACGGACCAAGTGACGTTTGCGTCAGGGCGTGTCGCTGAGTCCGATGAGGCGCTACGAGAGCGAGCGCAGGACGCAGTATCGCAAGGTGGTGATGCAACCGCCGACGCACTTGTGTCTGCCCTCATTAACGACGTGAGCGGCGTCAGTAGCGTCACACTGTACGAGAACAAAACCGACATTGACAACACTGGCAGTGGCGGATTGCCACCACACTCGTTTGAAGCAGTCGTGTTCGGCGGGGAGAACGACGATGTGGCAGAAGCCATTTTCGAGACGAAAGCTGTTACTGCACGCGATTACAGCGGTGTGAATGGCACGTCGGTGACGGAAACCGTCGTAGCAGACTCCAACCAACAGCAGTGGGATATTGAGTTCAGTCGGCCTGCCAAACTGGATGTAGACATGACAATCGACATTGTAGTTGACGACACATATGTTGGCGACGACGAGATTCGTGACCAGTTGACACAAGTTATTGGTGGCACGTTGTCGAACCAGAGCGAAGTGGTTGGACTCGGCGTGGGTGAAGATGTGATTGTCGACCAACTGAAAGACACCGTGGTTGGCGACGAAAACGGTGTTATCGCATTAGATAACAGTGTTGACGGTTCTCCATTTACCACCACGCCAGCTATTACCACGGTAGATGGTATCGACGTAATTGATGTGGGCGCAAATGAGGTTGCACAGACTGACGCAACTGATGCCTCGATTACGCTGAACACCCGTACACAGTAAAATGCGTCATTTCACGAACTACGTTCGGTTCGATGTCTAATAATTACAAATTATGAGCCATGATATTCCAGACGACCGCAACACCGCTGAAGCACTTAACGAGTGGGACTCGTCAATCGCGTTCGATGAACGGTCAAACACGTATAAACTACTTGAAGCACTGTTTGAACCACTCGACACGCTGGACGACAACATTGACGAGGTGTATCACGACCAGCACATCAACACCGCCGAGGGCGGTGCGTTAGAACAGTTCGGCAATCTTGTACAGACACAGCGTCGGACGGGAGAAACTGACGACACATACCGTGCGCGCATCAAGGCGGCGTTTCGGACGGGTAACATCGGCACGACGTTTGACGAGTTTGCACAGTTTTGTGCGTCAGTGCTTGACACTGACATTCAGAATCTCAACTTTGCACAGAATTTGGCCGCTAACGAAGCAACAATTACTGTTGGTGCAGACCAGCAAGTATATGATAATGCTGATTTGACAGCAGAAACAGTGAAAGACATTCTTGAAGATGGTGTGCCAGCAGGCCACGCAGTTGAGATTGTTTCAGGAGGCACATTTCGACTTCGTGAGGGAGGAGACGCCCCCGAACCAGAAAAAGGTCTTAGTGGTGATGGTGTTGAGGGTGGGACCCTTGCCACCACCCTTGCATAATCATAGGGTTTATGTTACTGCATATACTACAACAGTATATGGTGGGTTGTATTGGTGGTCGGTTTGAATGGGCGTTTTTGTCGTGCGGAATACAGAACATAATTACTGATAATGAGTGACTTAACAAACTTGTTCCCACAGTGGGGAGACGATGGTGTGTTGCCGTCCAATGGATTCTTCTATTCGGGCGGGGACCAAGTAACGGCAGATAACTTCAATGCGTTGTGGAACGGTGTCCAAACACAGAACGCACAACTGATTGACGGTGTTCGTGACCGTGTGAGAGACGCTGTAGGCGATGTTGTGTTGAATGGCGGACTGGTAGTGTCGGACGGCACAAACCCGCGTGACGTGGACGTGAGCGCGTCTGATGGAGCCTACGTCGATGGGCAGAAGGTCGATTCGGTTAGTGCGACAACCCTAACGGTGTCGGCTGGTGGCCCACGGACTGACAGTCTGTATCTCACAACTGACGGCACGCTTGGGCTGTCAGAAGGCACGACGACGGTTGCTGACAATCGCATGAAGGTTGCAGAAGTGGACCTCGGTAGCGGGGATACGATTAC